TCCACTTTATGACACAGGCTTGCGTGGATCAAATGCTTTGAATTACAACTACATTCCAGGGCGTACCCGCTCAACTGTAGATTTTGGTGGCGCAGTATTTGCAGACACCGTAGGTTACGGAATTGCGGGCCTTCTTGGTTCAGTAGCAACCACTGGTGCATCTGCACCATTTACTCACACAATCTCACTATTTAACAGCCTTACATCTAATGTAGATGTACAGCCAATTTCATACACATTGACTGATTTTTACGCCGTAGATGTTCGCTCATACCCTGGTTGCCAGTTCTCTGACTTCTCATTAAAGTTCAACGCAGACGGCATGCTTGAGTATGATACAAAAACAACAGGCTTTCAGTCTGAACTTGTTGCAGATCCAACACCTACATTCTCAACAATTCTGCCTACACCAGTGTGGCGCGGTACTGTTTCAATTGGTGGATCTACCGTAGCAACTGCTATGACTGGCAACATTGACATGAAGCGCCCTGCAACACCTATTTATGGCATCTCAAATACACAAGATCCATACCAAGTATTTCTAGGCCCACTAGAAGTTACAGGCAAGATTACATTTGTTATGGAAGATGACTCACAGTTGCTAAACTTCCTAAACAACTCACAACCTGCTCTTGTATTTAACTGGGCTTATTGTGCTGGCGCTTCTGCGGTTCAGATCCAAGCAACTCTTACTAAGGGCGCTTACACCACTGGTGTGATTGAACGCGGTGAAGATTTTGTACAAGTATCTGTTGATTTCAACGCGCAAGCAAATACAACTGATGATGGTGCTTCAGGCGGTTTCTCACCTATTAAGTGGGTAATTCAGAACGCAAAGCCATCAGGCACATACGCATAAAGTAGATCAGGGCGGCGGTGTGGTTGAGGGCGATTGCCTTCCCGCTCTCCCACACCGCTTGCTCTCCTTTTTAGTATGATTTAGGAAGGCAAACTAACAGGAGGCAACATGTCTAAAGAAGTAACACTGCCATCAGGGGCAAAAGTAGTTCTCAAAGATCCATCAACTTTGCGTGTAAAAGATCGTAAAAATGTTATGCGTAGCGCAGACAATGCGGTAGGTGGAGATCTAACAAAGGCGCTCGCATTAGGTGATGCGCTTATTGCCATGCTTGTAGAGTCATGGACATTTGATTTAATCCCACCTGCAATCAAACTTGAGTCATTAGATGAACTGACAATGACTGATTATGATGCTTTGGTAGAACATACAAAAGACGCGCAAAAGTATCTGTTTCCTAACTTGGCTGAAACGCCACAGACAGAGGCAGACCCAAAAGCAATTGGCGAGAACTCCAACGCCTAAAATGGTTACTTCAGGGTGGGGAACGCCATGAGGCGTTCTCTTATCCTGATGAGCAATGGTATTACTACCAAATGGCAGAGCGGTTTGGTTGGACACCTGAACAGGTAGATAACTTGCCCGCTAGTACGGCAGATTGGTTGATAGCAATTGCTAGAACCGTTGATGAGGTGAAAACAGAAGGGTTGTAAAATGGCTGAAATTGTCATCAAGAACCTTAAAGAAGTTCTCGCCGCAATTGATTGATCTGCGGAGAAGATTGCACAAGGCGCACAATTAGGAGTTATGCGGGTTGGTTTGGCTGTTGAACGCCAGGCTAAATTAAACTTTCAAGGAACACGCAGTTATGAAAAGCGTGTAAGCAAAAAAACAGGTAGGCCTTGGTTAAAAGTTACTCCACCAAAACATGTTGGTGGATCAGGGCCTAACACAGTTACAGGTAATCTTAAGAGATCTATCAAAACTACTTACCGTGTTGGGCTAGGTGTTTACACCGCTGAAGTTGGGCCAACAATGATTTATTCACGCCAAGTAGAAAAGGGCGGTGGAAAGTGGCCACCAGGGGTAAAATACCCTTACTTAGAACCTGCGGCTTTAATGCTATTGCGTAGCGGCAAAATCAACAGGATCTTTGCCACCGCTGTTAAAGAGAAATTGGGGAGTTAATCATGGCTGATCTAATTCCACCAATGCTCATTAAATTACAGGCAGATGTACAAGATCTTAAAGTAGGTTTGGCTCAAGCAGAAAGCGCTATTAAAGGCGTAGATAATTCTGTAAAAACAGCATCTACTGGCATGAGTAACTTTGTTGGCAAGGTAAAACAAATTGGTGCATCTCTTGGTATTGCTTTTGCTGGTACTCAAGTTTTGCAATTTGGTAGAGATGTAATACAACAAGCGCAAGAAGCAGAAGCGCAACAACAGCGTTTGTATCAATTGATGAAGGTTGGTACTGGGGCAACTGATGAGCAAATTGCCTCACTTAATGCTCAGGCTGAGGCATTAGAAAAAGTTGGCGTTGTAACAGGCGGCAACATCACGCAAACACAATCACAGTTGGCAACATTTAATTTGCAAACTGAAACAATCAAAACTTTGACTCCTGCAATTCTTGATTATGTAACCGCTGAAAAAGGCGCGGCGGCTGGTGCTGATGAGTTTAAGCAAATGACAAACGGATTGGCACAAGCGCTTAACGGTAATTTTGGTTCACTTACTAGAGTGGGCTTTGTAATTGATGAAAATACTAAAAAAACTATCTCATCAGGAACAGAGTCACAACGCGCGGCGGCTATTGTTGAGGTGCTTAATTCAACATACAAAGACTTTAACAAGGAATTAAGAAACACACCTGAAGGCCGCATGCAAGTGCTTAGAAATGATTTTGACAAACTAAAAGAAGATTTAGGTAAGAAGTTATTGCCTGCTCTTAAAATAGTTACAGATTTTTTAACTGATCAACTTATTCTAGGATTGCGCAGTTTTGGTACATTTCTTAAAAACAATTCAACAGTTATTATGGTATTAACTGGCGCAATTCTTGGTGGTGTTGCCGCTTACAAGGCTTACTTAGCAATTCAAAAATTAGTTGCAATAACAACTACTGTTTTGAAAGTTGCACAAGTTCTTTTTACAGGAGCAACACTTGCTTCAATTGCTTCTACTAATGGTTTGGCCGCTTCAATGCTTGCTCTTAATGCGGCCATGCGTAATAACCCAATTGGCATAATCGTTACTGCAATTGGTTTGCTTGTTGCAGGATTTATTGTTGCGTACAAAAAAAGCGAAACATTTAGAAATGTTGTAGCCACTGTTGCTAAGGCTGTTCTTAGTTATGTAGCCTTTATGGTGCGCGCATGGGGTGAAATGATCACCATTATTATGAAAGTCATCACAGGCCCAATGCGTTTGTTCTTAGGTGTTATGTCTAAACTTCCTGGCGTTGGCGGTGCGGCTAAAGAAGGACTTAAATTAGTCAATGGCGCAATTGAAGGCGTAGGAAACTTTGCTGAAAAAACTGCATCTAAAATTGAAGGACTTAAAGCCAAAGTAGATAGTTTTACAGCCGCGGCTAACAAATCTTCTAAAGTCACTAAAGACATAAAAGACAAAACAAACAATACAAAAGATGACACTGGGCCTACTGGCGGCCTTGATGAGAAACAGAAAAAGAAACTTGAAGGTTACAAAAAAGATGTAACAAAGATTTACAAAGACATGAATGAGGCTATTGCTGACGCGCAAGAAAAAGCGCAAGAGGTGCTAGAAAGACGCAATGAAGTTATGCTCAAGGCTCACAAAGAACATGATGAAAGAGTTGCTGATCTTAAAAAGCGCAACAAAGAAGTTCTTGATGAAGCCCAAAAGCGTTTTGATGAAGCGGAAACAGAAGCCTTAGATCGCAAAGGCAAGGCTGAAGAACAAGCCAAAAAGCGTTTTGCAGAACTTGAGTTAAGCATTGACAAAGAACTTGCTGATAGAAAGGCAGATCTTCTCAAGGCCAACAATGCCAAACTTGATGACATACGCAAGAAGGCGGCGGATAAAACCGCTGATCTAACTAAAGCCGCGGGCGAAAAACAAGCAAACATTGTTCAACAGTCAATGGAGCGCTTAAGTAAAGCCTTTGCATCTAAGACTGGCTTTGATTTAGGTGAGGCGTTTAAGGGCGGCTCAGATAGCGCTGAGAAACTTCTTGCTGATCTCAAAACAAAATTAGCCGCCGCTAAAGAATTACAAGCCAACGCCGCAAAACTTGCTGGTATGGGTTACAGCCAAACCTTTATTGAGGAAGTTGTTAAGCAAGGCCCTGAAGCGGGTAACAAAATTGCTGAAGCACTCAAAGCCGCATCACCTGATGCAACAAAAGAATTACAATCTTTGTATGGTCAAGTAGAAAAAGTTTCTGAAACTGGCCTAGACGCTCTTGCGCAAACAATGAACGCAGGCGGCAAACTTGCCACACAAGAATTGATGGACGCTTACACCCAGGTATCTACTGACCTTAAAGAGTCATTAGCCGCGGTCAATACTGAAATGAATGAGGCATTGGCTGAGGCTAATGCGGCATACAGTGAGGCCGTTACTGAGGCTGAGACAGTTCGCAAAGAGAAATTGGCTGAAGCAAACAAGGATCTTACAGAGGCTTTGGCTAATGCTAAGACTGCCTATGATGAAGCCATTGCAGACGCTTCAAAGGCGCTTACAGAGGCTAGGGCGCGGGCGCAAAAGGATCTTGATGAAGGACTAGCGGAGGCGGCTAAAACCCTGCAAGAAGCGCTCCTAGAGGCTCAGAAGGACTATGAAAAGGCTATTGATGAAATCAATAAGTCCACCATGAAGAAACTTAAGGATCTTCAGGACAAGTTAAAGGAAGTTGCCGCTCTTATGAAGTCATTGAGCGCATCATCTGCGGCGGCGGCTGTAAGCAATGCCCCTACTTACACGCCAATTATTGCGGCTACTGTTCCTGGTAGCGGGGGAACTACAACAACAACTAACATCAACACATCTGTTACTGGTGTTAATTTAACTGATCCTTACACCACAACAACTAGCGTTGTTAATGCTATTAAGTTTGGCAATGTAATTGTTCCTTCTGCTCCTAGCGCATTGGCCGCTGGTGAAAGCGGTGCTATTGGAGCGGCTTCTATTGCCTCTCGCATTGTTACCATACCTACCGCAAAATCTTTAAGCGCTAATTTGAGGGATAGATAATGACAACGCTAAGTCAGGTTTATTCTTTTGCTTTTAACAATCAAGTCTTTGGCGGTGCTGGTTCGCCCTACCAAATCCTTAGCGTTGATGGCCTTGAGTCTTTGCCTGGTATCCGTAATCAAGATGATAACCGTGGCTACCATGATGGCATGTTTACAGGCCGTGACTTCCTAAGCGGCAGAAGCGTCTCAATTATCTTTAACACTTTTGGCGATAGCAACGGTTCTGCTCAGACAAATTACAACACAATTCAACGCACCCTTTTGCCACAAACTCAAGGTACAACACCTTTGTTTTTCAAATTTCCAAACATTCCTAGTAGTGAGCAATTTGTTGATGCTCGCGTACGCTCTTTGCGCACAACCGTAGATCCTAATTACACCTATGGATACATTACATCTCAAGTTGAATTTTTCTGCCCTGATCCAAATTACTATGACAGTAACCTGCAAACCGCCAACATGCTTATTAGCGCGGCTTTAGGGCGCACATACAACAAGACATTCAATTACACATACGGTGGCGGATCTGCAACAGTAACCACAACCATTAGCAACATTGGTTGGGCTACTACCTACCCAACAATTACAATTAACGGCCCTATTACAAACCCTGTTATTGGTAACAGCACAAGTGGTAACACCCTTTATTTTACAGGTACATACAGCGCTTTAGATGTTCTTGAAATTGATCTATACAATCAGTTGATTACACTTAATGGTAATCCTGCGCGTAATCTTTTAATTTCAGGAACATGGTTTGATGCTCCACCAGGAAACTCAAACTTTTTCTTTACAGGTACAGGCACTCT